GGGGCCGCCGAAGCGCCGGATGACATTAGCGAGTTCGCCGATATCCTCATGTTGGTATGGGACGCAACGCGCCGCGCCGGATTCAGTGATGAGCAGTTGGCTGAAGCGGTGGCGGAAAAGCTGGAACGGAACAAGCGCCGGGCGTGGGGCGAGGTCAAAGATGGCGAGCCTTGCCACCACGTGAAAAATTAACGAAATCGAATACCGTTTAAAGCGCCTGTAAGCCATTCTGGCGGGCGCAAATTTAAGGAGTGCGATTGTATGCCTGAATACTTAAAAGTCGAAGATATGCCGATTGGCGCAACGATTACTGGTATCCGCATGAGTGAGTCGGTCGACAAAATCGAGCCGCTGGCGTTCCCGGTTACGCAGGTGGAGACCGATAGCAAAAAAGGGTTCATCTTCATCTACAAAAACTTCAATAGTCCGCTGCGTGTTGAAGTGTTCATTGCTCGCGGAACCTGGGTGGAATGGGAGAAGGCCAAATGTTCGGACTGAATGAAGCGCAGTACAACGCCGTGAAGCGCATAGCAAAGCAGATGGCCGCAGAAACAAAAGACGCCATCAAGAAGGACAAGAAGACCTACGATCAGGTCGCCGCGAAGATGATCGATAAACATTGGGCGCAAATCAACACGCTGGTTACTCGCGGCCAGTTTATCTGGATAGCTGGCTACCTGGAAGGCCGATTCGGTCGCAGGGATGGCGAGTATGAATAAAAAACAGCCAAACGATTCAGCGACCTATTGACGCGCTCGCGCTGACCGGGTAACGTGAACCACGTAGACACAAGAGGCGGTAAACATCCGCAAGTCTGGCCCCGCTTAGGGGCATTTACAAAGGGGTTATGATGCAATATAAGATCATACTCACGGCAAGAAAAATGGGCGGCTTTTGCAAGTCCTGCATTCAAGAGTTCAGCATGACGATTGAGGCGAACGACACCGCCGACGCGGTGGAGAAAGCAAAAAAGCAATCCGGCGTCAATCTGGATACGCATAAAATCAACATCAACTACATAAGGGAAGTCAATCAATGTTAACTCTGATTATTGCTTTTTTAATGCTGTTCATAGGCTATCACGTTGGCGCGGCTCATCTTGTTGAGCGCCTTTCAAAGCGGGTACATGAAGGCACTTTTGCTGCCATGTTCTACAACAAGAAAACGGCACGTTGGGAAAAAGTTGGCGACCCGAAAGGTGTCGCAAAACGAATAGCTTTTTCGCCGCTTCCGTATGTTGACTGCGAGCCTTTCGTAAAACTCCAGAAGACGCTGAATCGGCGAAACAAACTGATATGATACAAGAACCCGCTTCGGCGGGTTTTTTTATGCCCGCAATCTGATATACTCGCAAATCAACATAGAAGGAGGGTGCAAAATGTCTGAAGAACGTAGAAAACGCGTAACGAAATCACACTTTGAGGGGAACTTCAAAGCGCTATATGAAAAGGAGTTCGGCGTGGTACTAGGGCGCACGGCAGAGATGACGCCGGAACAATTTTTTGATATCGCCAAACGTTACTTTCAGTGGGCCGAAGAGAACGCAATCAAGGCGGCGGAAACGGCAACGTTTCAGGGCGACGTTAACGAGTGGGGAGTGAACAAGCCGCGCATTTTTACGATCACAGGGTTAAGCCTGTTTTGCGGCGTGAACCAGTCAACGCTTGGGCGCTACCGCCACGATCCCAACTACGCTCCCGTCATGGAGTTCATCGACTCCGTGATTTATGAGCAGAAATTTCAGCTTGCTGCCGTCGGCATGATTAACGCTTCTTTCGTCGGTAAAGAGATGGGGATCGATAAGCCGCCAGTGCTGAACATCGACGCTATCGCCGGGGATAAGAACGAGATCACCGAAGAGAAGTTAGAGAAGGCAGTGACCAATATTCTTGATAAGCTGTAAGGGTCAGATATGAACGAAATGATCATTTGGGAAGACCTGTCGCCAGCCGATAAGCTGGCAATTAAGGCGCTGAGTACGCGCAATTTTTCGCTGTTCCTGAAGATCTGGTTCCAGATCATTCAGGGCGAAAAGCTGATGTGGAACTGGCATCACTCATACTTTTGCCACACGGTTGATGAAATTATCGCCGGGAAGCGCAAGAGCACGATCGTTAACGTTGCGCCAGGCTCCACGAAGACGGAGGTGTTTTCAATCCACCTCGCGCCGTATGCGTATCTCAAGTGCCGGAAGGTTCGCAACCTTCAGATCTCGCAGGGTGACGCCCTGTCAAAAGGCAACTCGGATCGCGTGATTAAGATCTTCTCATCGAGCGAGTGGCAGGAGCTATGGCCATCAAAGTTCGGTCGCAAGCAGATCGATGAATTTCAGGTGATGGACGATAACGATCGCGTAAGGCTGGAAATGGTCTCCCGTTCGTCTGGCGGTCAGATCGTCGGTAAGCGTGGCGGGTACATGACGCCAGGGTTTAGCGGCCTTATCGCGCTGGATGATATCGACAAGCCGGATGATATGTTCTCGAAGGTGAAGCGTGAGAAAAACCACGTACTACTGAAAAACACCATTCGATCCCGTCGAGCGAAGAAGAAGAAGGGCGACGAAACGCCAATCCTTTCCGTGCAGCAGCGATTGCACGCGCAGGATGCCACCTGGTTCATGATGAGCGGAGGGATGGCCATCGACTTCGATCGCATTGTTATTCCGGCGATGGTAACGCGGGAATATGGCGAATCACTCCCTGACTGGTTGCGACCTGAGTTCGAACGCGACGTGCTTTCCGGCCCGTCGGTGGTCATTGACGGCGTGGAATACTGGTCATTTTGGGAGGAGAACGAATCAATCGAGAACCTTGTTGCGCTACGCGAAGCCGATCTTTATACGTTCCTTTCGCAGTATCAGCAGGAGCCAATCGCCCTGGGTGGTAACGTGTTCAAGTCGGAGTGGTGGCGCTATTACGGCGATTCCGACAAGGCGCACGAGCCGCGCCCGGACAAGTTCGAATATACGTTCATCACGGCGGACACCGCGCAGAAGGTCAAGGAGCTAAACGACTACTCCGTAATGTGCTATTGGGGCAAGTACCGGGATCGCGTCTACTTCATTGACGGTATTCGCGGCAAGTGGGAAGCGCCAGATCTCCGCGTGCAGGCCGAAGCATTCATCAAGCAGTGCTGGCGTCGGAACAAGGAGTGTGGAAACCTTCGCCGGATCTACATCGAAGACAAGGCGAGCGGTACGGGTCTAATCCAGGATTTAACGAAGGCGGTAAACGGCATGGGCGAGATCGTCCCGGTGCAGCGCGATAAAGATAAAGTCACTCGCGCTATGGATGCGCAACCAATCATCAAGGGTGGGCGTGTCGTGCTGCCGGACAATCACCCATTCGTTGCAGAGCTTGAGGCGGAGATGAGCGCGTTTACATATGACGATTCTCATCCACACGATGATATTTGCGACAACGTGTTTGACGCCGCAAACCTGGAAATGAACCTGAGCGACGATCCGGTTGAGCGAATGAAACGCCTTGCGGGATTGAAAAAGCTGGGTCGCTAATACATAATGTGGGCCTGACGGCCCACACTTAAACAAGGTTGAAATATGAATAACATTAAGATGGACGACTATAATCAAATCTTTAATGGTGGCGCTGGTTATGCGTCAACCCTCGCGTCTATCGCGTCGAGATTTGGAACAATGTCGCAGGTTGAAGAGTTCTATCATGAAAACGGCATGGCGAAGAAAATCGTTGACGTGATCCCGGAAGAGATGGTCGCTCCCGGCTTCCAGCTAAACGGCATTTCAGATAACACCAAGTTTCAATCGGAATGGGACGGGTTAAATCTGGAGCCGCAAATCACCGATGCTCTTTGCTGGGCGCGGCTGTATGGTGGCTCCTACGTCCTGGCGATGGTTAACGATGGTCGCGCGTTGACTTCGGCAGCGAAGCGTGGTAAGCCGCTCGAATCTATCGTTGTTTACGACCATGATTCCGTTTCCGTCGCAGAGGAGGAAACCAGCCCACGAAGCCCACGATTCGGAAAGCCTAAAATGTACGAGGTGAAGCCGCTAAACGGCGGGCAACCGTTCAAGGTGCATTATACCCGTATGCACTACATCGACGGCGAGCGAGTAACCAATAAGGTGCGCCAGCTAAACAAGGGCGCTGGTGGTTCGGTGCTGAACAAGTCGATCATTGAGGCGATTCTTGACTACGACTATTCGGAATATCTGGCAACGCAGCTACTGAAGCGCAAGCAGCAGGGCGTATGGAAGGCGAAAGGCCTGGCGCTAATCTGCGACGACAAAGAAGGCGAGTACGCCGCCCGGTTGCGCATGGCGCAGGTTGATGCTAATTCAGGCGTCGGAAACACGATCGGCATTGATGCCACCGATGAAGAGTACACCGTTATTAACTCTGATATTACTGGCATCCCTGAGTTCCTTTCCGCTAAAATGGATCGGATTGTCGCCCTGTCAGGCATTCATGAGATCGTGCTAAAAAACAAAAACACTGGTGGCGTAAGCGCAAGCCAGAACACGGCGCTACAGACGTTCTACAAACTGGTTGACCGCAAGCGCAATGACGATTACAAGCCGCTGTTAGAATTCCTGTTACAGTTCATCGTAACAGAGGAGGAATACAGCGTCGAGTTCGAACCGTTGTCGCTGCCTACCGATGCGGAGAAAGCGGATATCTTCCAGAAGAACGCCAACGCGGCTCGCGGCCTTGTTACTGACCAGGTTATTGACGCCAACGAAGCGCGTGATACTCTGTCGGCGTTAATTCCAGAACTGAAGCTAAAAGGCAACGCGCCGAAACAGAAAAAACTTCCGGATCGCGCCGCTGGTTCAGGCAGCACGCAAAGCGCAGAGATCTTAAACAACACGGAGGCGGATGATGAAAGTTAACGGCAGAATCCCAAACTGGCGTTATCCTGAAGCAAGCGAGCGGGATTTATCCCGCTCCATGCAGGACGCGGTGACAGAACTCGTGGTAGAAATGCGGGATCGCTTAGATCGTCTGAAATTTGACGCCACGGCGGAGGAAATCAGCCAGGCGGAAGACGATATCAGCGAATCGGCCATCGTGTTCTTTTCCGCCGTAATTGCGGCGCTTTCCTCCATTGGGTTGACTATCTATAGATTCAATTCGAAACAGTGGCTTGCAATTGCGATCGCGGCTGGCGGGCGGAACAACGAATCAGTTATGCGCCTTAAAGAATTCGGCGCTGGCGGGTATGAAGACTGGTATCAGGAAGCGCTGAGGAAGTGGCAGGATTCCGCCGAAGCGTCAATCAGGAAGTTAGCAAGCGATATCGTTGCTGACTGGACAACGAAAGTTAGAACCGCCAACAACATTGGCAAGTCTCGCAAGCAGATCGATGAAATCATCGAAGGTCGATACGCTATCTATGGTAGCTGGTCGCGCAACCGGGCAAGCGGAATCATCGGAACTTTTAACAGTATGTTGATGATGCAGCGCCTAAAAGATGCTAAAGTATCGCATTACTTTTGGTTCGGGATGATGGACGACCGCGAGCGCGAGAGCCATATCAGGCTAGAAGGTAAGCGACGCCCCGTTAATGGTGACGGCATTTTCCCCGGTGAAGAGTACGGTTGCCGTTGTTGGGCGGTTCCGTCATTTGATGATGAGGATGATTGATGGTTAACTTTAATGATTATTTTAATCACGTAGGAAAGGATCTGATATGGAAGCGAGCAACATCAAACCGCGTAAAAGTTGGTGATGTTGCCGGGTGGCAAGATGAGCATGGGTATGTATACATTCGATTCATGGGCAAACTGCGACAAGCTCACCGTATCATTTGGGAGATGCACCACGGCCCAATACCCGAAGGAATGGAAATCGATCATATTAACCATGTGACGGACGATAACAGGATCGAGAATTTAAGGCTTGTAACCAGAAAGGAAAACTGTAAAAACGTATCAATGAGCGTAACAAACAAGAGTGGAGTTGTCGGCGTGAGTTGGTGCAAGAGAACAGGCAAGTGGTTTGCATCCATAAGGGTTGATAAAAAAGAGCGATTCTTAGGTAGATACGAAGACAAAAACGAAGCCATTTCCGCAAGAAAGGCGGCTGAGGTAAGATACAATTTCCATAAAAATCACGGAGATAAAAATGAAAAGAGTTCAAAGGTTCGACACGGTAAAGATGAAGGCCAGATTCGATGAGAACGGCTTTCTGGTTGATACTCCGATCGTGGCGCGTATCGGTGCGCAGACGTACCGGACGCCAACCGGGCCGCGCGTCGAGTTCCGCCCGCGTTCTGAGGTGTTTGACGCAGAATCGCTGGCTTCATACCAGGGCAAGCCGATCACTTTGGGTCATAAGATGGTGAACGCGCAGAACGCAAAAGGCCTGGTCGTTGGCTCGTGTTCCGGCGCTGGCAAAGAAGAGGGGATCGGCGTTCTTGTTCCGGTGATGATTTACGACGGCGAGTCAATCGAGCAAGCCAAAAAGCGCGTAGCGGCTGAGTTATCCGTGGGCTACACTTCGGTCGATATCGATCGCAAAGGTTGGGGCAATAACGCAACTGGCGAATATTATTTCGATGAAGACCTACCGGAAAACTTCGAAGAGATGAAAAATGATTCCGTCTCTGATTGGGTTCGCTTTGATGCGGTGCAAACGAAGATTCGCGTGAATCACGTCGCGCTTGTTTTCCGTGGTCGTGCCGGGATTGCGAAATTAAATCTTGATAGCGAACAAGAATTCCCCTATGATGACGACTCAAACCACAAAGGAGCTAAAACAATGATCATTAAAATTGACGGCGTAGATGTTGAAGTGGCAGATAACGTAGGCGCTTACATTGCCAAACTAGACGCGCAAGTTGCATCGGCAACCAGTCAGGTAACTAGCATCACCGCAGAGCGTGACGCGCTTCAGGCCAAAGTTGATGGCATTGAAGATGAAGTTGCCGCCCGCGTTGCTAAAATCAAAGCCGACGAAGACGCAAAACAGAAAGTTATCGCGGTGGTTTCTGCCGCTGGCGTCAAGTGCGACGGCCTGGATGTTAAGGCGATGAAGGTTGCTTACATCAAAGAGGTCGACGGTCGTGATCTGTCTGACAAAGAAGATTCGTACATCGACGCTTCTTTTGACTTTATCGCCAACTCTGATAAGATGGCTGGCAATCGCTCCAAAGTCTTCGGCAAAAAAGAAGATGGCGAGCAAAAAGACAAAGGCGGCTTACCGAAACTTGACGGCACCGAAATCATCGATCCGCAGGCAAAATTCCGCCGCTAATAATTTGCGGCCTTCGGGCCGCTACCAGACCAAATAAACAGGAGATTCAAAATGGCACAGATTCCAGCTTCTTATTCCCGCAAGCGTGATATTGCAGTAGCAGGGCAGATCGCGGATACGTCACTTTACAATATCGACGGCACTTGTGTTGCTAAAGGCGATATCAAAGCTGGCGTACTCGTGGCTTCCACTGGCGCAGTTTCCAATGGCCACAAGGTCGTTAAACCAGCAACCGCAGCGAGCGACGTCGTTGTTGGCATCGCGCAGTTCTCGCAAGCCTACTCGCCGGAAGGCCAGTATGATGACGAAAGCGCAGTTAACGTTATGACTCATGGCCGCATTTGGGCTGTCGCAGACGCAACTGTTACTGAAGAAGATTGCGTCTTTAATTCCTTCGTCACCTTTACCGCCAATGGCACCGTAGCGAAGGGTGATGCCGGGGTTATCAAAACTGGCTACCGACACACTGGCGAATACACCAAAAACGCAGATGGCACTGTTCTGGTGAAAGTGCAGGTTTTGCAGGGTTTTGGGAATCAGCCGATTGGTGAGCAAGGCCCGCAGGGTATCCAAGGTCTCCAGGGAATCCAGGGCATTCAAGGCCCAAAGGGTGACAATGGCGACACTGGCCCGCAAGGCCCGCAAGGCCCGAAAGGTGACAAAGGCGACACTGGCCCGCAAGGCCCGCAAGGCGACAAAGGCGATCCTGGAGCGCCTGCTTGATAATAAAGCGTGGGGCTTCGGCCCCATTTTTGCACCAGAAAAAACCTTTGACGGCTTAACGATTCGTGATATTCTTCATCTCGTTAAGCTAAATACACAAACAGGAGTTTTCAGATGACTATGAAATTAGATGCATTCGAACAGAGTGCCATTAAGGTCGCAATGCAGGGCATGGGCGTCGATGCCGCAAAACTGGATGCTTACGGTATCTGGACTGTTAAGCAGATGACTCAATTACTGAATCGCCAGTATGAGCAGGCATACCCGCAGACCAGCGCACTTGAGCTTTTCCCGGTAACTACCGAGATCTCACCGACCGCCCGCCGCTTTGAGTGGCTCGAATTCGATGGCGTAACTTCTGCGAAAATTATCGCCGATTACACCGACGACCTGCCGACCGTTGAAGCGATGGCGAAAGAGAAGTCAGGGAAAGTTTTCCGCCTGGGTAACGCGTGGTTTATTTCCATCGACGAAATTAAAACTGGCGCGGCGCTGGGTTCCAGCCTGAGCGATCGCAAGGCAACTCTGGCCCGCGAAGGTCATGAGACGCTCGTTAATGATCTGGTGTTCAAAGGCTCCGCTCCTCACGGCATCGTGAGCGTTTTCGACCATCCGAACATTAACCGCATGACCGCCAGCGCGGCTTGGGGCGATGACGCAGCAGCGGCTGAAAAGGCATTCGAAGATCTGGAAGACCTGCTGAACCTGATCGAAGAAACCACGTTGGGCCGCCATCATGCAACGAACATCGTGATTCCGCCGTCCAAACGCCGTCTTCTGACCAAAAAGATGCCGGACACTAGCGGCGACTCTTATCTGACCTGGTTCACCAAGAACCACCCGAACATCACCATTACGGCGATGGCGGAACTGGAAGATATCGACGGCGCAGGCACCAAAGGCGTGCTGGCATACGAAAAAGACCCAATGAACATGAGCATCGAGATCCCTGAGCGGTTCAACATGCTGCCGATGCAGCCGAAAGACCTGCATTTCAAAGTTCCTTGCACCTCCAAATGCACTGGTCTCATCGTGTACCGCCCGCTGACTATTGCGATTCTTACCGGGATTTAATCAAAAAGCGCCTTCGGGCGCTTTTTTATTGCATTGCATTCTACAATGTGCTTTAATTTGAAACCTAAAGTAAACCAATGGAGCATTAACAATGGCCAGTAAAAAAGAAACCGTAGAAACCGTCGAAACCGTCGAAACCGTAGAAACCACCAGTGCCGAACAGGCGTCGCAGGTTGTTCAACTACAAAACGTTGGCGCATGTGCAATTCGCTATAAAGGCAAAAATTACGTCTATGAGCAGGTTTTTGAAGTGCCGGAAAACGAAATCGACCGCTTCCGCCACGAAATCTTCAAAGGCCGCGTCGAGTTCTACGACAATCCGAAACGCACGCGCGAATACATCGCAGCAGTGAAGGCAAAAGCGAAAGAGATCGTGCAGCCTAAAAGCGCGGAATAACAAAAACCAACAAAGGGCGCTTCGGCGTCCTTTTTCATATCAGGAGATCGACCATGAGTTACACAATTCAAGATGTGATCGATAAAATGCGCAGCCTTGCACCTCCGCTTAAAGAAGTTCCAGATGAACTGCTGTCTGCGTGGGTTGTGCTTGCCGAAGAGTTCGTTTGCAAATCCAGGTTCGGAGATTCCATTATTACGGCGATCGCATTGATGACCATGCACCTAATGTTTTTGGATGGCGCGATGAAGCAAGAAGGCGAAAGCCTGGAATCTTACACGCAGCGAGTGGCATCGTTCACCCTGACCGGGGAGTTTTCCCAAACCTTCGATCGCGCGTCGGCATCAAGCGACAACGAAATGCTTTCTACGCCGTGGGGCAAAATGTACTGGCGTATGCTCAAAATGCGAGGCGGTGGCTTCGGCCTGCTTACCGCTGGCAACGTTCGGCGTTGCGGAGTTGGGAGGTAATCGCAATGAACTACAAAGCAATCCAGGCTCGCGCAAGCGCGGGCATTAAGTTCTTCAGCGACGCTGACGGCGTGTTCAACAAGTACACGAAAGGCGCTGGCGGTGGCATCGATCCGGAAACCGGGGAAGATATCATTCCTGGCGAGGTGGTAACGACAATCAAGGGCGCGATCAGGGATGTAAATGACCGTGACATTAACGGCGAAACCATCCTCGCTGGCGACAAGCGCGGTTTTTTCACTCATGATGTGCCAATCATGGAGGGTGACGAAATCGAAGTAGACGGCGAGCGCTACCGCGTGGTTAATGCCCGTCCGGTAAAACCAACGGGAACCGTTGTCGCCTACCGTCCAGTTTTACGCAGGGTGGCGACTTATGGCTAATTATACGATCCGGGAGTTCACAGGGGCTATTGATGCATGGTGTAAGGCCGCTGGTGATGCGCTGGAGGACGTTGTAAGGTTTACGTGTGAAGATATTCACCGCGACCTTGTAATGCGTTCTCCGGTGGATACAGGGCGCTTCCGTGGTAACTGGCAAATCACCTTTAACCGCGCCCCGCTTTACGCGATTAACGCATATGACCAAACTGGCGAAAAGACGATCCAGAACGGTAAAGCCAACATTGCACTATACGCAAAAGGGGCTGGGATCACTTCGATCTGGTTCAGTAACATGCTAATCTATGCGAACGCGCTGGAATACGGCCATTCAAAGCAGGCTCCCAATGGCGTTATGGGCGTTGTTGCGATCCGGTTGGGCGTTTATGTTACTGAAGCAATCAAGCGAGCGAGGGCGAAAAATGCATTATGAGATGGCGTTAAAATGCAAGGCGGCAGTGGCTAAATTTGCCGCCGAGAACGGGTTAAAGGTCGCAGGCGATAACGTTGACTTTATCCCACCGAGAGGCGGGGAAACCTACCTTAAAGCCTCCTACGTAGAGGCGGACTCAAGATCGGTTGACCTGTCAAGGAAATGCCGAGTCTATCTGGCGATGGTTCAGATTGACGTTATCTTTAAGCCTGGGATCGGAACCGACCGCGCGAGGATTATCGCCCAACGCGTTGCAAAATCCTTCCCTGAAGGAAAGATTGTTGATCGTGACGGTAAGTTATATGTGAGCGAGTGGGCGGAGGTACACGGCGTGCAGAAGCATGAGGCTGGTTGGTTCTTTCCGGTTCGGTTCACAGTAAGATGCGATAGCGTGGAGGAAAACGGTTATCCATCAACCTGACCGATCTTAGAGGTGCTTATAATTTCTTGCCAGCCTGGAAATATATAGGCATAATGGCGTTGTTAAACTTTCATCAAAACAGGAGTATTCAACATGCATTTACCAAACGGTGCAAAGGTCTTCTTTGAGAAGGCTCGCGGTGCGAAGATTCCGTTTACCGCAATGACCAACGACGCGAAAAACCCAAAAATCACAGTGGCGGACGGCAAGCTGAAGGTGAAAGATATTGTGATCTTCACCGATTGCACCTGGGGCGACTTCGTTAACAAGGTGGCTCGCGTAAAAGCAGTGACAGCAGGCGTGGCAACGCTGGAAGAGTTCGACACCTCCGACACGAACAAGTATCCCGGCGGCGCGGCTACTGGTAACGTGATCGTGATCTCTGATTGGGTCGAATTGCCTTGCATTCAGGATTTAGGCAAAGACGGCAACGAACAGCAGTTCTATAACTATCAATGCTTGGGCGATGAGCGCGAACAATCCGAACCTACTTACAAGTCGGCGGTGACGCTTAACTACACGTTTGCGCACGAGTTCGATAACGCGATCTACCCGGTTTTGCGTGCAGCCGACGCCAGTAAGCAGGCGAAAGCGATGTACATGTATATCCCGCGAGCTTCCGAGGTTCGCTACTGGTCTGGAATTGCATCTTTCGATGACATTCCATCCACGGCGGTTAACGAGATGGAAACCGTAACGCTTAACGTTGCGCTTAAAGGTTCTCACGTCTTCCTTCCGGTTGTCGCGTAATTAAATGGCGGGGCTTGTGCCTCGCCTTTTTTTGTGCATAATAGCGAATAACACAAACCAATCAGGAGTTAACAAAATGGCTAAATTCAAAATTCAAATCGGCGGCAATCTCCCTTCTTTCAAGCTGCCTGTAACCTTCACTTGCCCCGACGGCAAAGAAGCAACCATCACCATGACCGTAAAACACCGCTCCACCGATGAGATGAAAGACTTCTATGAGAGCGAAGATAAAGCGCCAAAGGGTAACGCCGAGTTTATCCGCTTCATGGCCGAAGGTTGGGATCTGGATGACGAATTCAGCGATGAAAACATTTCCTGGCTTTGCGCTCACTTCCCGGCGTTCGTCATGGCACTGCCACAAACTTACATGGCCGCGCTTGCGGGCCACCGTGCAAAAGTTTAAGGCGGGCTGTTTATCTCACGCTTCAGCCTGAGCTAACCGATCGCCAGCTTGCGGAGTACGGGTTAAGGCGATCGGATTATGAAGCAGATCTTGAAACGATCTATTTTGATGAACAGACCGCCCAAAGCTGGCAGCTATTCCAGGCCATGCAAACGCAATGGCGAATCGGGATGAATGGCCCGACGGGGCTTGACTATAATACGTTGCCACTGCTGTTCGAATTGTATAAAATCGACAATCGAGAAGCGGCATTACTTGACTTGCAGATCCTAGAGGGTGAATACCTGAAGGAGATTTACAAGAAATCAAAATAAGCGCCTACGGGCGCTTTTTTCATATGGGGGCTAAACATGGCTGATAAAGTAGCTGGGTTGACGTTTGGCGTTGACGTTTCGCAGGTTGACAAAGCGGTACGATCACTCGCAGAACTGAAAAACCAAAGCCAGCAAACGGGCGCTGGCCTACAGTCACTTGCGGACGCTGAAAGGCGGGCCACGGCGCAGACCGAGGAAATGAACCGCGCGTTGCAGCGCCAGAAGCAAGAGACAGACAAATCAAAAACCAGCTTTAGCAGGATCGCAAGCGCCATCGATCCCACGATCGCAAAAATGGCCAACTTGCGCAAAGCGACGGAAGAACTTGATAAAGCATGGGCTTTGGGGCTTGTTCCAGATAAGGAATTTTTCCGCCTTGGCGCCATCATTGAATCCACGACCAACAAGCTACGGCAGCAGCAGGCGGCGCTAACCGAAGAAGGTCGCGCAGCAATCGCAGAGGCGGAGGCAAAGCAGAAGGCGGCAAACGCCGGGCGTGATTTTGTCGCCAGTCTGAAACAGCAGGCTGACTCCATCGGGAAAACACGCGCCGAACTGCTGGAAATGAAGGCGGCGCAATTGGGCGTGTCGGCAGAAGCGGCCCCGTTCATTAATGCCCTGAAGCAGCAAGAGCAGGCGTTAAAGAAACAGCAAAACGCTATGGGCCTGGCTGGCATTTCTGCAGGGCAATATAAAATGGCCATGCGCCAACTTCCTTCGCAGATTACTGACGTTGTAACGTCGCTTGCTTCAGGTATGCCAATCTGGCTGGTTGCGGTGCAGCAGGGCGGGCAAATCAAGGATAGCTTCGGAGGCTTGAGCAATACGTTTAAGGTGTTGTTGAGCTACATCAACCCGCTAACGGTTGGCGCTGCGTCGTTGGGTATCGCGCTGGCAGCAATCGCTAAAGCTAGTTATGACTCATGGAGTGCGCAACGAGAACTGGCGAATGCGCTGGTGCTGACTGGTGGCTATGCTGCGACCACCACCGGGCAGATCACAGCCTTAACCGAAGAGATTAACAAAAACTCATCGGCTACGATTGGCAGCATTCAGGAAATCGCAACATCGCTCGCTAGTTCTGGTAAGTACACAATCAACCAGATTAAGCAGATCACGAAGACTACGGCGGAATGGTCGGCGCAGACGGGCGAGAGCGAGAAGACGATCACAGGGTATTTTGATGCCATCGTAAAAGACCCTGTTAAGGGGCTTGCCGATCTCAATGAGCGTTTTAATTTTCTGAAAGAGGGCCAGCTAACCTACATCGAATCTTTGCGTAAAACCAAAGGAGAGACGGCAGCAGTAGATGCGGCGACAAAACTGTTTGCTGATACTATGGATAAGCGCCTGAAGGATATCGCGGACAGCGCAACGCCACTCGAAACGATGTGGATGGATATTAAAAAATGGGCGGCTGACTCATGGAAGTGGGTAGGCGATCACACGGTAGGGGCGCTAAACCTTATCGTTGACACGGTATCCGCAATCATCAACACGATCAGGAAGCTGATTGCCGACGGCGACGCCATGATCGCGCAGTTCATCGTTGACGCTGGCCGACAGCTACAGAAAATTCCCAGCATGGGAGACTTCGGGAATGACTTTCTGGCGCAGCAGGAACAGTTAATCAAGGACTCGAAAGCCAAATCCGCAGAGCTTGCAAAAACCATCGCGGAACAGCAAGCAAGGATCGCTAAAGGAGAGATGGGGTACATTGACGCCGCGAAGGATAAAACCCTTTCCGGTGGGTACAGCAGCAAAACCAAGGATCGCGTAAATCAGGAAGAAAAAGATATCCTGAAAAACCGCAACGCCAGGAAGCAGCAGGTAGACGCGGGCGTTAAAATTGATGAGCAGTATCAGGCTGAACTGCTATCGCTACAGGCGCAGCTAAAGGTTTTGCAGCAGCACAAAGGGCTTGACGACAAGATCAGCCAGCAGCGCAAGGACTACTTCGAGACGGTCGCCAAATTTCAGGTGCTGGAAGAAGCAAGCCACAAGCGCAAGCTGACTCAAAGCGAACAGCAGATGCTGGCTAACAAAAAGAATATCCTGTACATGGCGGAACAAAAGGCCATCGTGGGAGATCAGATTGTTCAGCAGCAGCGACTGAACGCATTGCTTGACAAGTCGACCAAGTATCAAAACCAGATGGCGGAGAAAACCAAAGCGCTACAGGATACCGCCGGAATGGGTAGCAAGGAGCAGGAGAGATACCGGGCCAATGCGCAGATGGCGGCTGACTGGAAAAACAGAGGCGGATCTTTAAGTGACCCTGGATTTAAAGCCATGCAGGCCGCAAGCGATAAATTCTACGCACAGCAAGATGCGCAAATGCTGAACTGGAAGGCCGGGTTTACTCACGCGTGGGCTGACATTGGCGACGAAGTTAATGACGTATACACCAACATCGGGGATATTACTAAAAACGCATTTAACGGCATGGCGAGCGTGCTGACTGATTTTGTTATGACTGGTAAGGCCAGCTTTAGCGACTTCGCAAGAAGCGTTATCGGTGACATTACCAACATGCTTATCAAGATGGCGCTGTTTAACTCGCTTTCTGCCGCGTTTGGTGGTGGTGGTACATTCAGTTTCGCCAACATGTTCAGCAAGGGATTTTCTGGCGGCGGTTACACTGGCGACGGCGGGAAGTATGAGCCAAAAGGCGTTGTTCACGGCGGGGAATTCGTGTTCACGAAGGAGGCTACGCAAAGGTTAGGCCCGGAAAACCTATACCGACTCATGCGCGGCTATGCAAGTGGCGGCCTGGTTGGCGGTAACGCAAGTTCAGGATCTGGAATTACCAACGGCGGCAACGTTGCGGCATCGGCGGCGATGGTGTTCACCATCGGTGACATTAACATCACGATGGGTTCCGGTCAGGATAGCAAGGGGTTAGAGCAAGGCGTAAGGCAGATCGTGAACGATATGTTCACCGAGGCTTTGAGCCAAAACGGGCGAATTGCGAAGTTCGTCAATGAGAAAACGAGGAGGTAGTAGTGGATTCCTTTAAATGGTGTACACAGATTCAAGGAGGGGCGGCAAAGGTCGCCATCTCCAACAACATTCGATCGATCAGCTTCGGAAACGGATACATCCAAACGGCGTCGAGCGGCATTAACACGAAGCGCCGGACTGTTCCGATCGTTTATGGCGGTTCGGATTGGGAAGAGGTTTATGACTTCTGCCAGGAGCACGTAACAAAGCCTTTTGTGTGGAAGGCACCGGATGGAAGAATGGGCGTATTCGTCGTAACTGCCGACTCCGTTAACCTTGCGCCGCAGGGTGGCGGGGTGTTTGAGGTAACGGCTGAATTCGCCGAACGCTTCACTTCAGCCGGATAATCAAAAAGCGCCCTTTACGGGTGCTTTTTTTTGGCCTATGATCTGGAGTCAATTAGAGGAGGGCTTACGATGACAGCCAATGTTTCAAAAGAGTTTGCGAACTGCTTACAAAAACTTTTCCCCGGCGAGATCCTAACGCTGATCGATATCGACGCCACAAAGTTCGGCGGGCAGGGCTACCGATTCCATAACGAGAACGTCGCCTATACAACCGAGGAGCTTTTGGCAGCGGTTAACGGCGGGACGCTTCAGCCAAAGATGATCACGTTTCGCGGCGAGCAGTACGGCCCGCGCCCGTTCGGCCTGGGCGGGATCGCAATGTCGAGCGATGGCACAGTGGAAAAGCCAACGCTGACTGTTAGCAATATTGATGCGCAAGCGAGTGCTCTTATTCGCGCCTATAACGGCCTTATGCAAGCCAAAGTTACGGTATGGGTTTTGGTCAAGGAATTGCTACAAAACGACGGCAGCGTTAAAGAGGGCGATTTTAGGCGATTTGTCTACTACATCGAGCGCCCAAAACAGGTCGACCCGCAAAAGGCAACGTTTGAGCTAACATCCGTGTTTGATATGGACGGATTAATGATCCCGGCACGCCTAACGCAAACCGTTTGTTATTGGGCGCAGCGTGGCTGGTACAAGTCTGGCAAAGGCTGCGACTACAACGGGCAGAACGGATACTTCGACAAGTTAGGAAACAGGGTTGACGACCCGTCGCAAGATGTTTGTGGTGGCCTGGTTTCTTCCTGTAGGCTTCGTTTTGGTAATGAGCCGTTGAGTTTCGGCGGTTGTGCGACAGCAACGTTAAAGAGTGGTAGCTAATATGTTGACTCCGAAAATTAAAATGCAGATCATGCAGCACGCGAAGGAAGTCTACCCGCACGAATGCGCCGGGCTGGTAACGCAAAAATCACGCGTGCAAAAATATCACCGACTAGACAACGTTTCTCCAGATCCTGAGAACGAATCAATGCCGGACGAAACGCAGTATGCGATGGCGGCAATGGATGGCGAGCCGATCGCCTTCGTTCATTCGCATACTGGCGACGGGGCAACCACAATTCCGAGCGCCACAGATTTATGCTTCTGTGATGAGTCTGGATTGTCGTGGGTTATCGTCTCCATCCCGGAAGGTGATATGCGAATCATTGAGCCGAAACGCCGCCCGCTGATTGGTCGACCATGGGCGCTGGGGGCTTACGATTGCTATGGCCTTATTATGGATTTTCACAAGCGCCACGGCGTCACGCTAAAAGATCGGCGGGTTCCGTTCGAATGGTGGAAGCCGGAATACAAAGAGAATCTTTACCAGGACTACTGGCAAGAGGACGGGTTCATTGAAAACACCGGCGAGCCTGAAGTTGGCGATATGATCATTTTTCAGCTTCAGGCGGAGAAGTGGAATCACGCGGGGATTTACGTTGGAAATAACAACATCCTTCATCACGCATATGGCAAGCTGTCTCGCCGGGATATCTATTCTGGATGGTACGAGCAGCACAAGGTTTTAATTTGCAGGCATAAGGAGCTAAAACATGGCATCACATACAAAGACGATTAAACTATCTGGTTCCCTGGGCCGTCGGTTCGGTGTCTTCCACAAACTTGCGGTTGATTCAGTCGCTGAGTGTATCCGCGCGCTGTCTTACCAGGTTGAAGGGTTTAAGCCGTTCATGCAGAGCAAAGTTGGTTCAAACATGCGCTTCGGCATCATCGCGGACGGAAAACCAATCAGCACGGACGACTTTGCTACTTTCTCCGTGGCAAGGGAGATTCGAATCATCCCGATCCCAAGAGCCAGAAAGAACGGAGGGTTGTTGCAGGTCGTTATCGGAGCGGCGATTATGGTTGCAGCCTTCTTTACTGGCGGCGGTTCGCTGGCGGCTATGGGCGCTTTTTCGTCGGCGGCTTTTATGGCTGGTGGCTCAATGGTTTTGGGTGGCGTAATGCAGATGATTGCTCCACAGATGGGCGGCAACATGCGGGCGAGCGAATCACCTGAGAATAAGCCATCGTATGCGTTCGGCGGGCCGATTAATACCACTGCGGCCGGGTATCCAATCCAGTTGCCATACGGTTACAGATTGGCTGGCGGCGCATTGTTCGGTTCGGGATCTTACGCAGAAGACAACAACTAATTAAGCCATTCGCTTTTTAGCCTGGGGGCGTAGCCTCCGGGCTTTTTGTTGTGTACAATTGCGATACTATTAACAGGAGGCTAAACGATGAATAATATCAAGGCCCGCAAGGGCGGTTCAAGCAAGCCACGTACTCCCGTAGAAATGCCAGATAACCTGATCTCAAAAGATAAGATCAAGTTATTGCTTGCTGTTTCGGATGGAGAGGTAGTTAACGACTTCAGCCTGAAGCAGTTGCATTTTGGCGGCGTCCCGGTTCAGAACGAGGATGGAACATTCAACTATGAGGGCGTGATTGCAGAGTTCCGCCCCGGCACGCAAACGCAGGACTACATTCAGGGCTTCAGCGAGTCAAGTGCTGAATTCCAGGTTGCTCGTGAAGTCACTCACAACACGCCTTATACGCTTACCGTATCGAACAAAAATCTTTCTGCTATTCGCTTTCGCCTGTTATGGCCGCGCGTGCTGACTCAAAAAGATAACGGCGATATGGTCGGATCGGTTGTTGAGTACAAGATCGAGATGGCGGTAGATGGTGCAAGTTATCAGACCTACCTAACTGGCAAGATTGACGGTAAGAACACGACTGGCGGTTACGATCGGAGCATTCGCGTTAACCTGCCGCAAAACTTCACGTCGCAGGTGCTTATCCGCGTTAGTCGAGTAACGCCGGACGCTGACGGGGTGAAAGTTGTCGACGCTTTCCGGGTTGAATCCTACGCTGAAGTTATTGATGCAAAATTCCGCTACCCGTTAACGGCCATGCTTTACGTTGAGTTCGATAGCGATCTGTTCCAGAACCAGATCCCCACTATCTCACTCAAAAAGAAATGGAAGATTATCCAGGTTCCGAGCAACTACGATCCGATTAATCGCACGTACTCCGGAACGTGGGACGGTGTTTTCAAGTGGGCGTGGAGCAATAACCCAGCCTGGGTTCTTTATGATCTGATCATGAATCAGCGCTATGGTTTAGACCAGCGTGAGTTAGGAATCCCGGTTGATAAGTGGTCGCTGTATGAGGTGGCGCAATATTGTGATGAACTTGTTCCGGACAATCGCGGCGGGATGGAACCGCGCTATTTAATGGATGTAATTGTTCAGTCGCAGGTTGAGGCGTTCCAGTTGGTAAGGGATATTTGTTCCGCATTCCGTGGAATGACGTTCTACAACGGTGAAAGCCTATCGATCATCGTCGATAAGCCGCGCGATCCTGTGTACCTGTTTACGGCTGATAACGTCGTTGATGGCGTTTTCGTTCGGACGTTCCCAAGCGAAAAGACGATGTATACGTCGTGCAACGTCATGTTCGACGACGAAGAAAACCAGTACGAACAGGATGTTGAACCAGTGTTCAACCCGGACGCAGCCATGCGATTTGGCCACAACCCGACCAGCATTACAGCGATCGGATGCACCAGAAGGACGGAGGCGAACCGCCGTGGGCGTTGGATTCTGCAAACGAACCTAAGCGCCACAACCGTTTCGTTTTCTACTGGCCTGGAAGGTATGATTCCTTCTTGCGGCGATGTAATTTACGTTGCAGATCCGCACTGGCAATCTGCCTTTAACCTGGTGCTATCAGGCCGCGTTATGGAAGTATCTGGCGTGCAGGTGTTCCTGGCCTACCGCTGCGACGCGAAGGCTGGCGACACTCTGATCCTGAATACCGACGACGGCAAGCCTGTGCGCCGCACAATCTCCAGCGTTTCGGATGACGGTAAGACCCTCACGCTAAACGTTGGGTATAACTTTGACGTTGCTCCGGACAGTGTATTCCTGATCGAGAGTGATCAGCTTGCAGCGGAACAGTATGTAGTAACCCGGATTGAAAAGGGTAGTGATGACGACGAATTCACCTTTGCCATCACGGCTACGCAGTACGATCCGAATAAGTATGACGCGATCGACAATGGGGTAATTACCGATGGCCGACCAACTTCGGTTGTCGACCCGGATTCAATTGGCGCCCCGAAAGACTTAAAGATTAGCTCTTTCTCCCGCATTGTTCAGGGAATGAGCGTCGAAACGATGGTGATCGGTTGGTCTGCCGTGCAGTATGCAAAACTGTACGAGGTGCAATGGCGCAAAGATGGCGGTAACTGGAATAACGTTCCTCGCACTGCGACAACGCAGGTTGATATTGAAGGCATCTATGCTGGCGAGTATCAGGCCCGCGTTAGGTGCATTAGCGGCGGGAATGTAGCGTCTCCGTGGTCTGCTTTGGCTAGTGCATCGCTGACCGGGAAAGTCGGAGCGCCAAAAGGCCCGATTAACCTTTTTGCGTCTGACAACGAGATCTTCGGCATTCGCGTTAAGTGGGCCATGCCAGAAGGGGCGGAAGACACGGCATACATTGAGCTTTACCAGTCGCAAAGCGGAACCGATCAGGACGCAAGCCTTCTTACACTGATTCCTTACCCGGCGGCTGAATACTGGCATTCAATTTTGCCCGCTGGCTACGTGAACTTCTACAAAGCCAGAAGCGTAGACCGGATCGGCAACGTTTCAGAATGGACTGATTACGCTCGCGGCATGTCGTCTACTGACGTTAACGCCATCACGGATACGATCCTGGATGAGATCCTCGACAGCGACGCGATGAAAGAACTTCAGGTGAGTGCGCAGGATAGCGCGGCAAAACTCAATGACTACGCTAACAGCATCATTAAAAATGCGCTGGCGAATGACGCGGACGTTAGGAAAATGACGAAGGAGAACGGTAAGCGTAAGGCAGAGATCGCGCATACCACGGTGCTGATTGCCAACGAATCAGAAGCGAGGGCGGCTGAAATTACGCAGCTTAAAGCGCAGATTGATGAAGATATTACGTCGCAGGTTACTATCCTTAATGAAGCCATAGCGACGGAGAGCGAAACGAGAGCTACGCAAATTAACCAATTGCAAACTCAATTCGGCGAGGATATGGCCGCAGGGTTTACACAGGTTAATCAAGCCATTGCAAACGAGAGCGAGGCGAGAGCAAACTCAGAGGCGGCACTAGATGCCAAAATCGGGCAAAACTCCGCAGCGCTAGATCAGAAACTCGACTCGTGGGCAAACGTTAATGGCGTTGGTTCCATGTATACGATGAAGCTGGGCTTGAAGTACAACGGCCAGGAATATAATTCCGGGATGGCCCTACAGCTTACCGCGCAAGGGAGCAACGTTGTTTCGCAGGTGCTGTTCATTGCTGATAGATTTGCTATCATCCGTAATGCAGCATCCGGCGCGTACACGCTACCGTTTGTTGTGCAGAATGACCAGGTTTTCATGAATAACGCGCTTATTCAGGACGGTTCTATTACCAACGCGAAGATCGGTAACTTTATTCAGTCCAACAACTATGTTTCAGGTAGTCGAGGATGGTCAATAGACAAAAATGGGAATGCTGAGTTCAGCGGCGTAACTGTAAGGGGGCACATTGAGGCTGATAGCGGTTCATTTCATGGCACCATCGACGCAACCGACGGGATATTCCGCGGCTCGGTTGAAGCAAATAGTTTTGTGGGAGATATCGCGGCAATGGGGCCATTCCCGACGAGAGTTGGGTCGGCATGGAAATCACGCGTCGTGCACCATGATTCAAGTGAAAAAGGAGGGAAAAACTACGCAATTCTCGGACTAATTCGCTGGGATGCTGGCGACAAGACTGGCTCGGTTATCGTTGAGTGTTATGTTAATGGCGTAAGGGTATCTTCTCAAACGTATAATGGCAGAGATGCAGGGGAATCAACCCGTGCTCGCCTAACTGCTGTAGGTGTTGCGACGGGAATCAACACGAAGGATACTTTGGTTGAGATTGTCGTAAGAGGGACTGGCACCAGCGCCCTTGAGGCTGGTTACTGCATTATGTCTCGAGGCTCCGGATCGTGGGAGGTGGTAGCATAAAGCAATTCACCACCACGCTCTTGGTGATATTATTTTATCAGAGAAAGGGCATACATATCGGCGTACAGAAAAGGAAATAGAATTGTAGTATAATTACAAAGCGCCCGATGGGCGCTTTTCTTTATCCAGTGATGTTGATAAAAAGAAAGGGGCCAAATAGCCCCTTTTTGTATGATGATCGATTATCAAAGTATTCAAATGGAAAACTGACGTATCGCCTAAATGCCGAGCGTAGCTCACACACCACACTATAACCAATACAGACAGCGTTTAATATGCTGTATTTGTTCATTATTTTCTTTTTCAATGGCGCATACCGATGCATATTTATGCATATCTATTAATTCATCATAAAATTAGTGTTATCTTTTCACGCAATAAATTCTCTGGTTTTTACTATAAAAAACCCCGCCGAAGCGGGGTTTTCATCTACGCTAACCGTTGCAGTGAACGGTTGGCGTTAATTGTTTAATATTCTACTTTAATTTAGCTACTCATAAATCCATTTGCTTTCAAAGATGCAAGTAGTGAGTTTATAACCTCGTTCACTCCAGCTACATCTGTAGCTGAACTCGCAGGTATTGATGGCATTTGCGTTGTATTATCACCAACTCTAAATCTATCAATAGCTACCGAGTATGGCGGTTCGAATTGCCCATATCTACCTAAGTCATTGTATACAGCATATATTTTAAGGAAGAACCTTTTATTATATGCAAAACCAGACATGAAGTGCGATCTAAGTGAGCCAGTGTAATTGGCACTGTTAACAAATCCATATCTTATTTTCTTCGCACCTGTCGGAACATCAAACCTAACGAATCCACTTATCGGGAACGTTGAGTTAAAACTTTGAGGCGAATACCAGTTTGATGACAAAACAGACCCACTGGCATCAAGCGCCTGAATTATAAACCTCCCATCACCTGAGTTTGCATAAGTCGTTTGAATGAATATGTATTTAATTTCATCCAAGGCGTTTGATTCTGTTACTGATCCTCCAAACTCAGAAACAGAAAACTCATTGTATAGATGCATAGGTGTAAGCGGTTCGTTATGGTTGCTTAGATAATTAAGCCTGAAACCGTTGTTCAAGTCAGTTGAACTATACATTGCTCCATTGCTCCACATTATTCTTGTGTGAGGGACATTTGAACCAGTGCTTGGTGTTAGCCCTATAATTTGTGATGTTTCATTGTGAATAAGAGATGAAACATCAAGTTTATTTGACATGTTATCAAATGCGACACTATTTATCCCAAGCCGCGAGTTAACAAGCCTTGGGTGTATCACTCCAGATATTCTGTTTGTTGCCAATCCATTAGCATCCCATACGTTATATTTTAATGCCTCGTCTGGAGTGAACCCACCAATCTCATAATTATATGTGTTATTCATGAGTTTTATTGTAGATAGCGTCTTGATCTTGAATATGTGCGGGCTATCTATTTTAAAACCAAGGCATGACGACACAACTATTGCAGCGCCAGAAATATCCTTTAAGTAATTTGACTCAATAGTATCAATATTATCAGCCGTTATTGCTGTTCCGTCAGTTGTGAAGCCATTAATGTCCTCCAGATCAGTGCCGTAAATTATGAATGAATTACATTGTGTTATAGTTGCTAGTGATGTATTGCGTGGGCTCCCATGTCCTGATAACTGACCGCCAATGTACTGAACGTTGCTTAATCCTTGGAAATAAGCCTGGCAACCAACATCATTAACACTATCCATTACTTTGATATATTCATTTTTCGTTGTCTTATATGTCGCACCAAGAGCAAAACTGGTTGGCCCATTCCCGTTGCAAATTGTGTTGAAAAAATGTACTGGTGCGCTATGTCCATATTCCTGCCCTTCTTTAAAAGACTCAATGAATATACCTTGAAAATAGTTTGATTGCGCCCTGCAACTATGAAATTCAATCTGATTGATACATTCAGGTTCGCCAACATAGAAACCCCATCTGAACGTGTCTACATAGACGTGCTCCAATACTAATTTCCTATTGTCTCCTACGCTTCTATCAAAGTTTATCCCCTTCCCTAAATATGAGTTAGAAAAGCAATTTATGCTTGATATTCTCCCCATAGAACATCCGCTTATGTTCATGAAGGCGTCAGTTTTTGGGTTAGCCTTGTTTGATGGGTTGTGATAAAAAACAGTCCCTGGACGGCCTTCGATATGGATTGGCCCTGTTATTCTTAATGTATCTGAACTTTCAAAATAGTATGTTCCTGCGCTAAGATTTAATTTGAAAGATTTACTAATTGCAAGATTGAAAGCAGCTTGCATCCTTGCTGTGTTATCAAAAAGTTCAGCAGGTAAAACGTTAAAGTTTGGTGGTGGTGTTGCAGTAGTTTTACAACCAAAATCCTCGGCTGTAAATGAATTATTATTTACCACTCGTGTCCAATAGTACCCAGGGCCAGCAGCGATATACCCACCATCGTCAGTGGCCGTTCCTATGCTACTGATAAACTCACCACCGCCTGTTGGCATTTTATTTTCCGCTGCCCAACCATCATAATACGATGTAAGCAGAACATGCTGACCAGACTTTTTAGGTTTCAAGTTACGTAGAGCAGCAAATGAACTGACGCGACCGATAGAGTCAAATCCGTCAGGTTGCGCCAAAACAACTAGCGTAGACTGTTCGCCAGCATCATTGATAATCTGCCGCACTTGGTCTTTTGCGATCTCAGCGGCAACTTCTGAGGCTTTAGCGTTAGTCTCTGAAGTTTTCGCAGCATCTTTAGACTCAGAGGCCGAGACAGCGCTTTCGTTAGCTGCCACAGCGCTTGATTCAGCAGATTCAGAGTCTGCCTTAATTTGGTTGGCAAGATTTTGCAGTGAATCAAAATCAAAGTTCTTAAAGAACTCGATAGCCTCAGCAATTACTGTTTCTTGCGACTGATAGTGGCGCAAGGTTTCAGCAACATCTTGCGCCAGGCCGTCAACGGTCAGCGAGTCGCTTAACAGGATCGCGTAGTCAGTAGACGCTACGACAGCGCCGTTTGTGGTAATTGCTCTAATTTCCGTGTCACTTATCACCTTGTTTACGACGGCCATTTGAATCGGTGACGACAAAAACATAATCGTCGCACCAGGGCGAATCAGCGAAAGCGATGATTGCCATTTTGTGCCAGTTCCGGTAACGGTTCCGTCTGCGGCCATAGCCGCCTTGCCTTCTCTGTATAGTGCCATGCCTTTAGTCCTCTATGGTTGGTTGAGTAACGCAGATAATAGCATCAATGAACAGAAAAAAAAAGGAGCTTTTCGGCTCCTTTTAGTTGTTAAATCAGAACGGGATATCATCATCGAAATCCATGCCCGGATTCCCGCCGCTGTTTTGCGGTTTAGGCGCTTGTTGCGGCTTGGGTTGTTGAGGCTGTCCCCACCCGGATTGCTGATTACCGCCGACGCTTTGCGAAGGCTCGCGCTGGCTAAATTCTAGTTGCGGCATGATCATTTCGTTGTGGCTGTAAATTGTGCCGTTGTGCTCGCGGTTCACGATCTGAAGCGTCCGGCAGGTGACGCTGATCACCTTATCCATTTGCAGCGCTTCATCGTACCACTTAATCATGCTTTCTTTGGCAAAGAAAACAGCGCGGTAGTTAGTGTAAACCGTTTCGTCCTGGCCATCACGATTGCGGATCTTCATTCGCTCCGACAGGTCTACGGCGTACATTTTCCACGGCCCGTTATTATTACTTCCTTCCTTGATGTACGGTTCTTTTCGGATTACACCTGTTACAACATGCATTGTGATTCCTATGGGGCGGTTCCCAGCCCGGTTAAATTAGTTGAAAGATGAAATATCTTGTGCTTCTGGTTCAGGTTTTGATTCTACCTTTTCCGGCTCCTGTTTCGCAACCTCTTGCGGCTTACCAGGGTTGAAGCCGTTCGCCGGGGTGACTTTTAGTTCAGCCTGGCGTTTGGTGATATCGTCTTCCGTCATTTTCCATTCGGCAGGCGTTAACGTTTGTTTCGCCAGCTTATAGATCTCGCGAAGCGATTCGAGATCTTCGCACGCGTCAATGCGTTTTTTGAAGTCTTTCGGCGTCATTTTCGTAATTTCTGCATCATCATCCGCCTGCTTGATACCGAGCGCTGCGGCCAGCGCATAACGGCGGGCGTAAGATGTTGTTGAACCATATGCTTGCTCGACGGTTTTACTGATCGGCATATTGTACTGAAACGCCATGAACTCGCCGCTTTCATGCAGAAACATCGTTTCGAGGTGCATAACCTTTTCGGTGCTGGTATCCATCATGGATTGAATGACCATAATTTTATTCTTCTCCAGCGCCGGGGAAATCGCGTCGAGGATATCACCAAGATTCGCATAGGTATTCCCAAGATGGTTGTTCTTCCCGCTTTTCTTTGCGGCCACGAAGCCAGATTTTGCCTTGATTAATGCGGCTGCGATGGTGGTAAATTTTTCAGATGTACGCATGATAAAGTTTCCTTTTCCTGATTGGTAATGCGCACTATATCACAAGTGCGCACCAGTGTTTAGCTATTTGTGCCGTATACGTCCGGGAACATGTATTTCACAAACTGCGGAGTAGGCAAAACGACTTCCGCCGCGTTTGACTCATATGATGGCCATGAATCATGCTTCACGCATTCCGCATACTGATGAATCACGCTTTGATACTGCTTTCGACCGATCTCGATCTGCTGGCTGGTCAGGGTGAACGCCAGCGGAGCAAACGGTGATTTTTTCTCCTGCGTTAGCAGTCTGACAACTACCTGGCGTTTTTCGTTGTAGGTCTTCACGAACAGATCGCGCTGCAATGCCATCTTGAGATAGTAGCCCAAGTTGAAGGCGAGTCGCCCGAAATCGTCAGGCTTGGAAGATTGCGTGGTTTTGTAGTCGGTAATCACCACGACCTCGAAAACCTCATCCGGGTTGAACCCCCACTCCTTGATGAGTTCTGGATCGGAAACAACGTCAACATGATCGAGTCGAACCTTAACCTTGACTCCGAAGATCTCACCGAAGATTGACAATTCACGCTGTGCAGTAGGCGATTCGATACATGCGGCGTGTCGCGGGTTGGCCAACATCACGCTTCGCATTTGAACAACGGCATCGAAATCAACATCCTTAACCAGCTTGCGCCCGGAGTTCATCGCGGCGCTTTCGTCGCACAATTCAATGGCCCACCAAACATTTACGTCAATCCCGGCGCGATATGCCATTTCCAGAAGTTCCGGGTAATCCTTGTTGGACGTCCCAATCAGGCCACACGCTTTCAGCTTCGCAGACAGTGCCGACTTCGACGTAATCAGATCTTTAACCTCGCCCGGAGAAGTCGCCCGCAGGTACTCGCCATTAAATTTTGCCGTCTCAAGCATACAGGTATGCGAACAGGTTCCGAACGCCAGCGCGGCGGTTTCCTCACGCACCTTGTATTTCCAGTGCGCCGGGGATGTTGCGTAAATCTCGCCGAGGCTTGAGCCGCTAACGTACTCCGCGCACCAGGAGTTAGGATCGTGATATTGCTCGTTAGTCAATTCACTGCTGGTGTATGCCCTGAAAATTGCTTCAGCCATTGATATTGCTCCATTTGTGGTTTCGTTGCGTTAAGTATACGCATGACGATTCCCGGCGCAAGTCAAAAAGTGCTATCCGTGGTTGGTCAAAAAATGAGCGAAATTTACGTAAGATTTAGTAAGATGCATCTTACGTGATTTTCTCCATACATTTCATAGAGTTAATGCAAATCGGTAAGATGGTAAGATCCCTATAGGTAAATATCCATGAAAAATCTGGCGCGAAATCCAGCGAAAAAAGACACGTACCCCGGAGAAATCTTACCAAGATAAGTATAGAGAGATATAACAATAATAATATTATTATTATTTATCATATACTTACTATCTATATATTGCGGTTAATTGGTTAAATTTTGCGCGAAATTTACGTAAGATTCATCTTACTAAATCTTACCTAAAGTGGCTCCCCC